CTGCAAAGATGGTGTAACCTCTAACACAGATCGACCGCCTGGTTCTGGTGAATACATACGGGCACCACCGGACGTTAAACCACCGTCTGAATAAGCACCAGGTACATGAAACAATTGGCTTTCGATAGCCAATTGCGGAAAGTTGAAAACCTTGTGTGTGATAGTCATTACAAGCCACCGTTTGTTTGATATTCATTCATCCAACCAACCATAGATTGTTTGACTTCTTCTTTTGTCGCTTCACCCGCCGCCCGAACCGATGCAACAATGCGTTCTTCAGACACCGCCCCCTCCATTCTGTAAACATTGGTTATCTCAACACTGTTGTTCACATTTGTCTGTTTTGGTTGCGTTTGGTTGCCGCCGTACATCTGGACGCCTAGGGAACCGTTAGAGCCGCGTGTGAGAGGCATGATCGCTTCAGGGCCAGCCTCACCCATGACACCCAACGCACCACCCTGTGCGAAGGTAAACGGGGTTACCCTGTCCACTATGGAATTGGTGAAGCTTCCACCCTTTGCAAAGGGTGTTAAGCCGCTCGCGTCAAAGGCGTTACCCTTGGCGCTAAACAGCGCCCCGATACCTTTCAGGATACCACCAAAGAACCCACCACCGCTTGAACCACCGCCGATGTTTTCCAAGCTTTCAAGAATTGGTTTTACAACTAAAGCTTCATAAGCAATTTTAAGCAAGTCTTTCACAATTGATGATGCTAAATCACCAAAGCTTGCAGAGCCGCCCGTTGCAACATCAATAAATTTATCACCCAATGAGGACAACGCATTTTCCCCAACGGTTTTCATTTTAATTGCAACACTGTCAGTTTGACCGTTTACAATTTTCCCCCATTGTTCAGCCGTTCCACCTGTTGCAAGGAACGCTTTTTGAATTCGCTCTAAACTTGAAACAAATGTATCATTGTTGATAACACCGTTGTTTAAAGCGGTGTCAAGTGCGCTATATGCTGTTTTTGCTTGGTCAAAAGGTTCTGATATTGTGCCTAAATCTTTTGAAATTTGTTCAAGTTTGGTTAAAGCTTCCGTTGCACTTCCAGCCGCACCCGATGTTGAACTACCGCCGCCACCAGAAAGTTTTGAATTCAAATCACCAACGCTTGTAGACAGATCGACAACAGTACGCCGAGTTTTTGCGCCCGCTTTGTCCAAGTTACCAAAACCCAAAACCATGTTTCCAACTTCACCAGTTTCAACAGGCGCTAAACCAAAGCTAAATTTAGGTTTTTTTGGTGCGCTTTCAATTCCGGCGTTGGCGTTCAGAGTTGCGTTCAACTTTTCTGCAATACCCAATGTCACACCTAAATCATGCGCAAGAAAAGCAACGCTTGCGATTGCGCCACTAGCGTTCACATTACCTAATGTTACTCTTAGTTTTTCTGACAATTCTTTCGCTGTGTAAACTTTTCCATCAAACGTAACCATGCCATCAACAGCATTTGTAATCGCCGTTCTAATTCGTTCAACCTCACCTGTCATTGCTGCAAATTTTGAATTTGTTTCTGAAGTCAAATTGGTTAATGTTTTTTGATCATTCATCACACGAACTAAAAACTGTTCAGTTTCTTCATATGAAGCGCGTTGAATAGCTGATATTTTTTCAAGGTCAGTTCCATCTGGTGCAATGCTTCGTAAAGCATCTTGCGCCGTAATGCGTTGCAACTCTAAAGCCGCCATTTTATTGTCAACCAACGCTTGCGTTTCTTCACGCAGGGATTGAGCGTTTCGCAAGTGCGCTTCAGCTTCAGACAACTTAGCCAATGCCGCCGATTGCGTCATTGTGTTGCCTTGTCCCATCAAACCAAAAAGCTGATTTGCGTTGTTTATTTCATCACCCATCGCAAGAGCAACATTTTCTGTTGCTGTTGACAGGTTAACTTGTGCATCTGCCCAATCGTAAATAACGCCAAAGGAATTTTTAATTTTAGCAAAACCATCGGCAACAAAAACGATAAAATCAGCAAGCATTTCAAAAGCTGGAACTAGCACGCTCAACAACACATAACCCAAATCAGTTGCAACATTTGTAATTTTTTGAAGCGCCACCCCCAACCGATTGTCCAAACCAGAACGCACCGTTTCTAAAGCTTGATCAGTTGCACCAGCTTTGTTTTGCATTTTTTCCAAAATATCAACAAAGGCGTTTCCACCCTCACCAGCAAAAGCAAGAGCCGCGTTTAACGCTTCAACGGAACCAAACATAATTGACAATTTGTCAGCAGAGCCGCCCGTTTTTTCAATTACGTCTTGTAAGAAACCCGCCAAACCTTTGGAGCGTAAAGCGGTTGTTGAAAAATCTAAACCAAGTTCTTTTGCAAGTTTGCTTGCCTCACTTGTCGGTTTTGCAATACCAGAAAGAATTGCGCGCAAACTGGTTATTGCTGTTGATGTTGACAAGCCTTGCAAAGTAAGTGCCGCTGTACCAGCAACCAATTCATCAAATTCAACACCTAACGATGCAGCAATGGGAATGACGTTTCCCAACCCTGAAGCAAGTTCACCAATAGTAGTTTTACCCGCTTTCATGCCGACAAACAAAGCATCCGATGCACTGGACGCCAATAGACCGCTTGCAGCGTAAGCGTTTGTTGATGTTGTTAGAATGTCAACACCAGTTGCAACATCAGTGATGCCACCAATTGCAAGTTTGTTTGCCTGTGATACAATTGACATTGCTTTTTCTGTTGTATCTGCACCAGCCGACACAGCACCGTAAAATGCTTTCAATTGAAATGCTGCATTTGTTCCAAATTCATCAGCCATTGCGCGCGCTGCGTCTTGCATTTCACCAATCATTTTGGAACCTTGCGGTAATAGCGTAGAGAGTTCACCCAATGCTACTGATAATTCGCGCGCGCCCATAATCATGTTGGTAAATGCAAAACCTGCAATTGCACCTGTTACTAGACCAGCAAAACCACCCACAAGTGATTTAAGACCGCCGACTAATTTACTAAATGCACCGCCAAGCGACACACTACCGCCTGTAAGTTTGCCAAATGTTGAATTGGTTTTTTTGGTTTGACGCTCTAAACCATCTTGCGCTTTTTCAACTCTACCAGCCGTAGGAACCAACGCACCTAAAGCTTTGTCACCTTCTTTAAGGCTTTGTGTCGGTACGGAAAAACCAACCTCCGCAATTTCTGTTGCCATTTTTCCGCACCTTATTTTTTAGGTTCTGATTGCCTAACTCTGAAATCTTCGAGTTCCTTATTCATTTCTGAACAATAGGCTTCATCCATTTTGTGTAGAATATCGTATTCCCATGGGAATACAACGCTGTTAGTAAGCGTTTGCCAATCTAAGAATTGACCAGGTTCTAGGGGAGAACAGACACCCTCTTGAATACGCCGGAAACGGTCAGAAATTTCAAAATACAAATCAAAATAGTGAATTTCTGCAATGCTCAAATCATATGCGGGTGATTTGTCACCCTGCCCAAATTCTTCATTTCTAAATCGTCTGGTTTTTCCGTTTTCATCAAGTTGATCGTAGCGGACGCGAATAGAAACCGCGTCCGCTAGAGCCTGTTCTATTTGGTAAAAAAATCGCTTTCAAGTTCCAATTTTTCAACAACAAAATCTTTGATCCAAGATTTAGCGTTTAGAATTTCAGCTTTTGTTTTCGGTGTGCAGTCTGGTTTTTCACCTTTGTAAACCGCATCATACCAATCCCAACTGACAATAGCAGCGGACGCCATTGCAATCTCGTTTTCCTCAATTTCAACAGCTTTGATTGTTTTGCGGCGCGCTTGGCGTTGCAAATTTGCGTTTTGAATACCCCGCTTCAACCCCTTCATGCGGTTGTCGTTTACTGACATGAGAGTTAAACGAATTCCAACATCTTCACCAGTAGAAGGGTGCGGAACTTCATAAGTTTTTTCAATCGTTGCAATGTCATCAATTTCAACTGGTGTGCTTTTTGGTGTTTTTGTCATTTTATTTACCTTTGTGATGGTGATGAACCGCGCGAATTATCCCGCGCGGTGTAGTATTTTTAAATTATGCGGAGCGGGGAACTTTGATTTGTTTTTGCACCAAACCAAGGGTGTAAATTTCCAAGTCAAAATCTTCATTCCGCCCGTTTGGTGTTGTCGGTCCAGTGACCAGGCCACGGTTGTAAACAATTGTCGGTGTACCAGCAACAGGTGCATCATTTTTGACAATTTTGAAAGCACATTTACCTGTCAAATCAACAGCAGCAAGCAAAGCAATTTGACCAGCATCAAGCGGGTTTGCCGCAACTTCAATCGTTGGTGAACCCGCATCTGTCATACCTTTTGACTTTTGCACAACGTCATCGCCCCAAGTGTCATAAGTCAAAATGTTTGTTGCGGAACCTGTCTCACCTACATTGCCGACACCGCCAACTTCTGTCCAGAAAAGCGCCTCATATTCCGTAAGCGTTTGAAAATCGTTCAATTCAGCGGGTGTTTCCGAACCGTCCGCAGTTTCGACTGCAATCCAAAGTGTTGAGCCTGCATTAGTGTTCGCAAATGCTTGCGGCATTACAGCGAGTGAGAGAAGTGTTTTCATCATTGGTTTATTCCTATTCAGGTTGATAGCTTCTGTAAGACATTGTTGCCGGAAAAAGGTTTGCGCTTTCTTCAGGCAACATACCACCAACAACGGGTTTCTGATAAATTTGTAGTGATATTGTCGCACCGTGTAAAGGTGTTGTTTTTTTGAAGTGTGACGCAATTGAACCGATAACATCAAAAGGATCATACGCGCCTTGATTGTTTTTAGGCCAATTCAGGACAAGTCTGAAAATACCTTGGAACAATGTTTCATCACCCCAATAATTATCTTGATTGTTTGGAATGAAAACACACTCAACATATTTCATGTCATCAGGTGGAATGAAAGTTACACCAATAAATTCAATTGGTAAATTTGGTGCAATACTTTGAGCAACCGCCGCTTTGGTTTCATCTTGTAAAACTCGCAACACATCCGCATTTGTTAAATCTGTCATTTCAAACGTTGCCTTATTTTTGCAGCATTTGTCGCTACATTACTTTTCCAGTTTTGCACAGCAGCATCTAAATAACCGTCATAGGTGTTGCGCGCTCTTGCGTAATTTGCAGACCAACCGAAATAAATAGTCATTCCCAATTGCAGCGCCGCAAGCGATGTTACAACTGTTGACTTATCTTCGTCATACTTTGTTTCACCATCGCCGCGAATAGGTCCAGTTGGTAAACCGTTAAGCGACATTTGACCGGACGCGCGCAAAAACCCCGTATCAACTCGCATTTTGCCACCTTTTGCGACTGGTGTTTGCGCTTCGTCAACTAAGTCTTGTGTTGACATACGAGCGAGAACCAAAAGAGCATTTTGATTTTTCGCAACAATGCGTCCGACCTGTGCTGTCAATCGCTCAACCATCTAAACCACTCAACCAATCAATAACCGTTTTGCGTCTACATCGACAATTTACGGTTTGTTCCATGCTGGCACCCAATGACCTATCTTGCGGATACATCATTTTACTGTCATCCGGTGCAACAAATGGTTCACCAAATTTCACGCCATTACCTTTATATTTAGCATCCATCGCTAAATGATCGTCACGGGTGCGACCATCTTCCCCCGAACTATCCCACTCGCTTGTAGTGTTGTCGCGGTTAATAGCCCCAAGGTCATCAGCTTGCACCAACGCTTCCCATTCTGAAGCGTTCAAAGCCTCAATTGTCGCATCCCGCGCAAGAGTATCGCCGCGCAATTTTAGCAAATTATCCTTGTAACGTGTTGTCAGTTGTTCAACACGTTCACCGGAAACATCACCATCTTTGAACATTTTTTCAACAACGCTATCAAATCGTTTATCGCGCTTTTCTCTTGTGAAATAATTTCTGTCCAAGTTTGCTAAATCAACACGCATTGCCTCAACAGCTTTTCTTTGTGGTTCATTTAAACCGACAACACCACCAACACGCTTTTTTGCAACGCGGTCATAGCGCCCGATTAAATCAAGTGAAATTTCACGCGGGTTTTTACCTAACTCAACACCCGCAAAAATGTGGTTACGGACAACGGTTTTTGTACTTTCCGCAATCGTGTCAACAACCTGCACAGCCTGGTTGCGCACCCATTTTTCCGCCCTGCTGTTGCGCATGTCGAAACGGTAAACAGTCGGGCCAGCATTGGTATAAATCCGCTTGGGAAAGGTGCGACCTGTCTCTACGCCACCAGCTTCAAACACATCTTCCATTTTCTTGACCATAGGGCGCATAGCGGCTTGTGAGAAGCCCAACGCCTTGAAAGCTGCAAGAGGGTCGCCCAACTCAATCGCCCGCGTCACGTCGGCTAAAACAACAGCGTCAACAACATCTGCAATAGCATCCCGAAACGCTTTTGAAACTTGCGGTGTGTATAGGTCGATTAGTTCATCAAGGGTCATTCTTTAGCGCCTCAAAATAAACACGTATGCAACAGGTGTACCCGCAGCGGGTTTAGGTAACAACTGGTGAATTTTGTATGTTGAACCGTCTACACGCACATTGTCTTTGATGTTCGGAACATAAAGCGGATCAACAGGAGCAACAACCTGTAAATCACTTGCAACCGCCATACCGCTTTGGACGTATTTGAATTTCACACCGTTTGCGGTTGCGTTGATTGGAAAATTCTGAACAATAGGTTCACCAGGATCATCAGCAGGACCGTTACCCGCTATTTGCCTCACGTAGACAATTTCACCTTGTGCAAATTCACCACTCAACACATCTTGCACAACTTTTTGCATATCATCGTAAAATGGCATTTTGTTTGACTTTCTGTGTTGACACTGTTGTTAGGTTTGTTTAGTGGTTGTTTATCGAAATAGCAAACTTAAAAAAATTGGAAACATCATGACAAAACCCACCGCAGTTGCACCGACACCAGCACCAAAACCCGCCGCAGTTGCACCGACACCAGCACCAAAGCCCGCCGTTACAATTGGCGCGGTTTCGTCCGCTGTAAAAATGCCCGAAGTTGTGAACAAACGTGGTTCCAAGTCGAAATACCCTTTTGATGATCTGAACGAAGTTGGTCAATCTTTCCCTGTCATCGGTAAAACCGCAGCAAGCCTTGCATCGGTTGTTTCTGGTCAAAACCGCAAACACAAAGTTGCAAAAGTTGACGCCGCTGGCAACACGGTTTACACGAAACTGAAACAAACCGCGCCGGATGGTTCTGTTACTGAAGTTGACGACAAAAACAAACCGGAAATGGTTGAAGAAAAGAAATTCTTTGCCGTTGATACCGACCCGAAAACAGACCCCGACAAAGCAACTGCGCGGGTTTTCCGCAAAGTTTGATTTGTCAGATAGAGGCGACTAGCCTTGCACCCGTAACAATTCCTCCCGATTGTTGCGGGTTTTTCTATGTGCGAATTGAAGAACCGGACAGGTTAGAAACATTAGACCGTGTTGAAATTAAACCAGACATAAGTTGCATCACGCGCGAAAACTTTGTCTGAATTTCAGACACGTTGTTGAATTTTGTAAACTTAACAGACACAGCACCGTCAATTGAAACGCTATCGTATTTGCTTGGCGTGTAATCAGCATTTAAAACACCTGGTGTTGCGAGATGTTTATAAGCAATTTCATATGTTGCCTGTTCATATTCAAGCGGTACAGTGTCGGACGCAATCGAATATTCGTAACGGTCAAATTGTGAAATGCGCGGCTGTTCCCTGATTTGCGCGCGCTCACCTGTTTTTGTTCCTGTCAGATAGCTTGCAAATGTTGCATCCATCCATTCCGAACCGACAAGCAAACATGTTTCAATTTCACCATCATCAATATCTAAATCAATGACGTTTCCGCGCGCCAAGTGATGCGCGCGGAAAGCGATTGCGGTGCCGTAAAAGTTAAGCACTGGTGTTCAGCGCCATGATGGCGGCCCAAGCATCGCTACCAGTTGCATAACCTTTTGCAGCAATACCCTTTACACCGGAAACCTTTTCATTGTTCAGGTAAACGAAATGTTTGTTTCCATCCTGTTGAACTTTGTATTCCGGCGCTGTGCTAGGCTCAACCACAGGCGTAGGCTCAACCACAGGCGTAGGCTCAACCACAGGCGTAGGCTCAACCACAGGCGTAGGCTCAACCACAGGCGTAGGCTCAACCACAGGTGTAGGCTCAACCACAGGGGCGTCATCGGCAAGGGTGTGTGTGTCAGGGTCATGATCCGCTTCATTGATCACCAGTGGACCGTTTTTCGTGGTGATGGTCACGGTTGAAAGTCGTTTGTTCATTGGTTCAATCCTTTGATTTGATGCAATCGGATAGTGAGGGAAACCAACTATTTTTGCAAGAGGGTAAAATAGTTGTTGACCACCTTGCAGACCATCGCTAAACAGGTGACACGATCAACAAACATCACAAGGAACCAACAAGATGTCAGACGCAACAACAATGAACATGCTTTTAGGTGCAACCAAAACAAAGAAAGCGCGCAAACCACGTGCTAAATCAATTCGCGTTGGTGTAAAAGTTATGCTTTTTGGTGATGTTGCTGTGATTACTGGACGTGACGAAAAATATAAATCAGCTTGGTTTGTGTCTGTTGACGGTAAATCTTCACCTTACAGTTTTTCCCGCGATATGCTCACTGTGTTGTGATGGTGAAAAAATATTATGTGTCCGCAATAAATGGTTCTAAACGGTTTGTGATTTGTGGACCGTTTAGAACACACAAAGAAGCTTTAAAGATGGTAAAACCGATTGAAACCTATGCGAATTTGATTGACCCACGAGCGCATTTTATGGCTTGGGGTACTTGTTCATCGGAAAAACTTTTGAAATGTGCGATTAGTTGTTGACCCTCTTGCGAACCAAGTATAATGTAGATTTAAGAACAGCAACACATCAAAGGGAACCATCACAATGAACACCATCACAAACGAATTTCACAATACAACCGCTAATTTTAAAGCAGGTGAAGACGGAACAATTTCACGCAAAGTTTGGTTGCGTATCTCTAAAGAACTTTGCGGATTTTCAGACTGTCGGTGTGGTGGTGCAAAAATGCGACCAGCGGATCAGTGGGAAGAAAGATTTATCGCAGTAGAAAAATAATAGAAAAAGGGGCGCTGGTTATGCGCCCCT